ATATCGAAAAATCCTTTGAATTTCTGGAAAAGCAAGAACTGCCAATCAGAAGCGAAGCCCGAAAGGGAACGTTCAACGACCATCCCGAAAGGGAGTACAATCAAGCGATTGGAAGCGGAGGAAACCCGAAAGGGTTGTGATATGGTCTAATCTATCGGGTTGAACCGGTAGCAGTGCCTAGCGCACGGTCTGGAAAATAGCGAGTCCAGACGAATGTAAATGGGTCAATAGAAGAAGCGACTGACAGCATCGAAACTACAGTTATGGGAGCAACTTCCAAGACGTTCACAACTGGAATCAAATCATGGACTGCATCGTGCGAAGTTCTCTACGATTTGTCCAACGCGGTTCAAGCCGATTTGGTTGTGGGCGAAGAAGTAGACATTAAGATATGGCCAAACACCACAAGTCAGACTGAGTCTTTCGCAGGAACAGGCATTGTGACAGCGACAAGCCAAAGCGGTGCAATAGGCGACATGGTTAATTCCTCAATTACTGTTCAAGGGTCAGGAGCATTAACCGTCGTAGCATAGGTGAAATATGGAAACTATTGAACCGTCTGCTATTGAAAAAGCAACTTCTCATTTTCGGCAACGTCTCAACGGCGAATTATTGCATTTGGACGTTCCGGAGTGGGGGGAAGCTGGCAAACCATTTAAGATATATTTTAAGCCACTGATAAATTTTAAGGCGCAAGAAAAGATTTTTAAACTGGTTTCAGATGGTAAAAGTTCTGAAGCGTTGTGCATGACGCTAATAATAAGGGCGCTTGATAAAGATGGAAAAAATTTGTTTCAAGAAGGACACATGGCGACGCTTATGCACGAAGTTGATCCTGATGTTGTGAGTACAATCGTGACGCGTATGGGTCAGGAATCAGACGACCATGAAACGCTAAAAAAAACTTAAATGACGAACCAGACATTTATTTCTGTTTCCAACTTGGCGAAATACTTAATAAGTCTCTTGAAGAAATAATGGAACTTTCAACTCTGGAAATAAAATTATGGTCTGCATATTTCGATCTCAAAAATGAAAAAATGAAGAATGGCTAGTCCATCAACCAACATTAAAATAACGGCAACCGATAAGACCGGCACGGCATTTAAGAGCGTTAACACTAACATCGGGAAAATGTCGAAAGGCGTTAATGCATTGAAGGGCGCTTTTGGTGCGTTAGCTGGTGCATTGGCAGTTAAAGCATTTGCCAACTTCGCGCTTCAGCAATTAAAGATGGCAGACACCATCGGGAAGATGGCGACCAAGTTGCAGATTTCCACAACTGCTTTGCAGACGTTCCGTTTTGCTGGCGAACAGTCCGGTGAAACAATGGAAACGATGGACAATAACCTGATCAAGTTCGCGAAGCAGTTAGGTGAAGCGCAAGTCGGGATCGGCTTGGCTAAACGTGAACTTGAGACATTAGGAATTGAACTTCGTAACAGTAACGGTGAATTTAAAAGCCATGAGGAAATCCTGAACGAAGTTGCAGACGCATTCCGCAATATGAATGATCCGGCACGGAAGATGTCTTCAGCGATGGCGCTATTCGGACGCTCCGGTCATGTTATGGTTAATATGCTCTCCGATGGAAGCGAGGGTCTTGCAAATTTACGCAAACAACTTGTTACAACTGGTGGAATTATTAAAGAAAGTTTTATTCGTGATGCAGAAGACGCAAACGATGCAATGAACCTTCTTGGAAAAACATTTGACGCATTGACAACGCGTTTAATGTCAGGACTTTCTCCGGCTATTTTAGAAGTCACTGACGCAATTCAACTCATGATGAACCTTGATCCAACAAAGACCATGAGTTTGCGGAGACTTCGCAAAGAATACGACGACCTGGACGTCTCAATTTCAAAGACTGCAACACGAATTCGTAAACTGGAACAGGCAAGAGTTGACAGCGGGGTCGTAGAAGTTGAAAAGCAAATTCTTAAAAATTTGATGCAGGAGCAATACGAAATTGAAGTTCAGATTGAATTAAGAAAACAAGTTGAAGAAAGGCAAAACGCACAAATAAAAGCACAACAAAAAATCAAAGACCAAGCAGAAAAACATAAAAAAATAGAAGAAAGAAAAGCATTAGCATTGAAAGAACAGGAAACAATTCAAAAAAATATTGCTGGTCTTCAATTAGCCGGTGCAACAAAAGCCATATCTGCACAAAATCAATTAAATGCTGAACATGAAAAGACGATTGAATTATTGGAAGAAGAATACTCCGAAGACTTTGCAGATATGGAAAAAAAGCGCACGGACGACATTGGTTACAGAAATGACAAATTACGCGAACAGTATGCGCTCTATGGTGAAGGACAAATGGCATATCGTGAGGCGCATCTTCAAATGATGGCAGACGCGGATATGCTTGCAAAAAAAGAAGAAGAATTGAACGAACAGAGACTCGCAAATGCAATTTCTTTGAGTTCATCAATGCTTCATTCGATGAAAGGTTTCAATAAATCATGGTTTGAAGCGTCCAAAGCGCTAAGCATTTCTGAAACAATTATGAACACTTACAAAGGCGCGTCTTCCGCACTTGCGACACCTCCGCCGTGGGTGGGGATTGCTTTTGCATCAACTATAACCGCATTGGGATTAGCAAATGTGGCGCGAATCAGAGCGCAAAAATATCAAGGCAAGGAAATGGGTGGAACAGTCCGGAGTGGGCAACCTTACATTGTTGGGGAAGCTGGCCCTGAAATGTTCACTCCAGGTCAAACAGGATCGATCACGCCTAATAATGCAATGGGCGGAAATAACGTAAACATTAATATTAATGCAGTGGACGCACAAGGGATAGACGACTTGCTTTATGATAAGCGTGCAATGCTTGTGTCAGTTATTCAAAAGTCGTTGCGTGAACAGGGAATGCGTCAAATTAGTTACGATCTATGAGCGGGACACTTCCACAATCACCGGCATTTAGCGAACTAACGGTTACGTCTGTTCAGCCGTCTTTTATTTCGCGATCAATTTCCGGAAGAAGACAAGCACGACAAACACATGGTCAATATTTTAAACTGACTGCGAAATATCCGCCAATGACAAGGGCGCAATTTGCTCCAATATATGCATTCATTATGAAGCAACGTGGGCAATATGAATCGTTTCAAGTAATCCCGCCAGTGATAAATGATGGGTTAGGTTCGCCAGCTGGAACACCGTTAATTAATGGAGCGTCACAAACTGGAAGATCTGTTATCACGGATGGATGGAACGCAAGCATAACTATATTTAAGGCGGGAGATTATTGTAAATTTGCGAACCACGATAAAGTTTATGTTGTTTCAGGTGACGCAACTAGCGACGGTTCGGGAAATTCAACATTAACAATTGAACCCGCATTAATAACTTCACCGGGCAACGATTCTGCGGTGACTTATACCGCTGTTCCGTTTACCGTTGCACTTACTGGACGCGTGCAGGAATTCGCAACCGGCACAACCGGCTTATATGAATATGAATTGGACATGGAGGAAGTCATATGAGTCGGGGTCTTTCTTCAGCTATTAAAACACAACTAGCTTCGTCATCGTTTGTAATGGCTCATCTTGTAAAATTGGAATTTAATACGACTTATAAATATACCGATTTTTCCTCAGATATTGATGTTGGAAGCACTGAAGTTACAAAAACAGATTGTACTTTATCTTCAGGATCACCAGACGTTTCAATAGCATCTTCCGGAACATCTGATGTTGCGGTTGGTTGGTCTGTTACTGGTACTGGTATAGCGGATAACACAACTATTGGAAGTATATATTCTAGTGGGAATGGTGTTGTTTTAACCAATAATCCAACTTCAAATTTTGGATCAAGCAAAACATTAGTATTTACTGAACCAGCTGAAATATATTCAGCAAATGGATTTCTACAAAGTATGGGTTCAATTAATGAGTCATCAAAATTAACGATTGGTTCTATCGATTTAGTGCTTTCAGGAGTTAATCAGACGTTAATATCTGATTTGCTTAATAATGGACATTTGAATAAAAAAGTAACCATCCAGCGTGCTTATATTAATTCAAGCACAAATGCATTGATTGAAGCATTTTCTATTTTTTCGGGTCGAGTTGATGGAATGCAAATTCGTGATACGAATGAAACTTCAGAAATTGGGTTAACAGTTTCAAATCATTGGAGTGACTTTGGCCGAAGGTCTGGTCGCAGTACAATATCAAGCAGTCAGCAACAATTTTTCCCTGATGACAAGGGATTTGATTTTATCACAAAAGCAAATTTGAATTAGAAAATGTCAGTTCCTTACATAGGATATGGTGATAACACCATGCTTCAGCCGTGGATGATACCTAGTTATGATCCTACAGCGTGGAATGTTGGGTTAAGCAGGGGAGAGTTAAAACAACTTTCTAAAATTGGCGGACTCCCCATTATTTATGGTGAAAGAGTTATCAAGGGCATTACTGTTTATTTAGAGGAACGCAAGGGCGCAAGATTAACAACAGGAGCATGGCTTGATGGTGGGGATTGGCAACAAAGTATCGTAATTGGAGAAGGTGAAATCTCAGGCGTTGACCGGATGATAATTAACGATGATCGTGGAGTAATGCTGACTGCTCCTGATTCAGATGGAAGAACGGAAGTTGATACCAGCGGGGTTGCATACGCAATGTGGACTAAAGTTTTTACAGGATCAGATAGTCAATCAGCGAATGCAAGTGATACATATAACAAAAGTTTCACTTATGGCAATAGTGATTCATCCACTCCGAATACTTCATGGTCAGCTGAACATAAATTATCAGGCGTTGCTCATGTTGATATTTATTTTAAAAAACATCCAAATTTTGACGATTATTCAAACAAAAAATTACCAAAA